GGAAACTCAGATGGTCAAAATGGACGAATTGGAGAGTATTGGAATCGAGAGACGGGAAAACTTCGTAAAATGGAATCAACTGTGTTTTATAAGCTCTTTAAAGGTATAAACAAAATGAAATTTTCTATAGGAAAAAACATCAAGGTATAAAGGTTTTATAGGTTTTCTGTTTGTGGTAGGATAGGGGTATGAAATGTATTTGCGGACAAGACCATGGAGAAAGGGAGCAATTAACTTCATTGCAAATGATGATTGCTCATATCCTTGGAAAATATTCGGAAATTGAGAAATCGCCTGAAGAAAAATATATTGATACATTGGTATCACAAATGAAGGATCGACAAAGATTGAGTATCCATCCTACATTTCGTTCGTGATACAATAGCCTTGATGATGGTTAACGCACGGTGGTAAGTGCGAAACGGACAGGTTGTGGGTGGATTCCGATAAAAGCCCTCACATGTAGGTTCAAATCCTGCCCATCATCCAAGCTCCCGAAAGGGAGTTTTTGTGTTATACTAAAATAAACGGCGAAGAGCCTTTACCAAAATGACCACCTAAGCAGTGGTTTTATTTATTGCCGCAATGCCTTTCAAAAAGGGACAATCTGGAAACCCAGAAGGACCGAAACCACGCGAACAAAAGATGTTTGAATGGGGGTTTTTAGACTATACGGCGATTCCAGCAGCAGTCAGAAAACTCTATGAGATCGTGACGGGTGAAGATACTGGATTTAAGGAATTAACAGGTCCTGGTGATCGTTTGAGATTGCAGATTGATGCTGCAAAAGCATTACTTGCAAAAGCTCCTGAAAGATTGGCAAACCCTGACGGTGGAGCAATACAACCTGGCGTGATTGTTCTTCCAGGATTGAAAAATGGAACAAATAAAATGGAAACCTAACCTCGGACAACAGACCGAGGCTTTGTCTTGGGATGTTTTTGAATTGATGTATGGTGGTGCGCGAGGTGGTGGAAAGACCGACGCAGGACTCGCATGGCTCCTGTATGACATTGAAAACCCTCGCTATAGAGGGCTGGTCATTCGTCGAAACGCGGATGACCTAAAAGATTGGATTGATCGCGCAAGAATCATGTATTCAGAGACGGGCGCCGTGTTTGTGGGTCAGCCTGTTGAAATTCGTTTCCCTTCGGGTGCAATTGTTCGCACTGGGCATTTGAATGATTCCAATGCCTACATGAAATATCAGGGGCATGAGTACCATCGGATGCTGATTGAGGAATTGACCCAGATTCCAAGTGAACGAATGTATGAAATGTTAATCGCCTCTTGTCGCTCAACAGTTGATGGTTTAAAGCCTCGAATCTTCGCTACAACAAATCCTGACGGTCCAGGGCATACATGGGTGAAAGAGAGGTTTATTGAAGGCAGAGAGGCAAATAAACCGTTTAAGGATGAGAAGAGCGGACGAACAAGATTGTTCGTTCCTGCGAAAGTAGAAGATAATCCTGTTTTGATGGAGAAAGACCCAGATTATGTGAAGTTCTTGGATTCTCTAAAAGATCCAGAGCTTCGAGAGCAGTGGCGCCATGGTTCATGGAAGAAGGCAAGGGTTAAGGGTTCGTACTACGGCACTCAGATTGATGCTTTGATCGACCAAAGCCGGGTGTGTGCGATTCCCTATGATCCCCTGCTGCCCGTGCATACTTTCTGGGATATTGGCGTGGGTGACACAACTCCTATCTGGTTTATTCAAGTTTACGGAAAAGAGGTAAGAGTCATTGATTACTACGAAAACTCAGGGGAAGGTGTAAAACATTACATTAAAGTTTTACAGGATAAACCGTATAAATACGGGCGACATATTGCTCCCCACGATATTAAGGTTCGAGAATGGGGCAATGATGCAAAAAGCCGTTACGATGTAGCGAAAGAGAACGGGATAACATTTGAAATTGCGCCCAATGTCCCAGTTATGGAAGGGATTGAAGCGGTCCGAGAACTTCTCCCCTTCTGTTGGTTTGATAAAGGCAAGACAAAAGATGGTCTAAATGCATTGATGCACTATCGAAAAACTTGGATTGAAGACCGTCAAACATTCTTAGATCAACCTCTCCATGACTGGGCGTCACATGCTTCTGATGCGTTCCGTATGTTTGCGGTGACCTTTAGAAAACTCTTTGAGAAAAAAGACTCTCCAACGACGCGATTCTCTGGCTACAAGCAAAAAGTGTGATATACTGGATTTAATCGCTTCGGAAGTGCCGCAACTGACTAAATGACCTTATGCGTCTTTTTATTCAGTTATGGCGCGTACCGCCAAGAAAGTGGGTCAAAACCTAAAGACAAAAGAGAAACCCAGCGAACTGGTTGCTTCTGTTTATTCAGATTACATCCACGGCGTTCAGATTCTTCATTCAGCGTTTGACTTCTTTGATGGAAAGTCCCCGATTGAATATTGGAATGATGGCCGACGACGGTTTAATTCCATCTTCAAGAAGTTTGATTTGGGTCCGAATGAATGGAAATCTGATTATTTCTCACAGCTTACTCGTAATAAAATTCTAGGAGGTACAGCTCACCAGATTTCTAAAAACATTTCAGCATCCATCGTAGCTCAGAACAAAGATCAGATGGAAGATGAGGATGCTTCGATGTTTCTCAAGGATACAGTCGAATATACACAAGATAAGGAGGATTTCTTTGTTAAGTATTTTTGGGCTGTAGTTACAGCTCAGGCAGAAGGAACGATCATTTTAACCGATGAATACGGCACTTTTGGGGATTCAAAGGAGAAAAAAGCGTATACCAACATCGTCCCGAATGACGAATTTCTCCCCTACGATCCATCAATCCGTGATGTTCAAGAACAAGAGAGGGTACTCTGGGCGCGACGCATGACTCATGGTCGTGCTTCTTGGATTTTTGGCAATGAGCCAGGTTGGAGCAAGGTCATTCCTGGAAACAGCTCTAGCTGGACATATGACATGCAGGCATTCGTAAACTACGACTCGTTTGCAGATTTGAAAGACAACGAAGTCATGGTCATTTCTCGTTGGAAGAAGGATGGGAGCCTGGATATCGTCGTAAACGGTGTACAGATCACGAAAGATGGAAACAAAAATCCACGAAAAGATGGGAAATATCCTTTTGTGATCGGCATGGGTGAACCAATTGATGCAAATTGTATTTGGGGCAAGTCCATGTCGGACAAACTCGCAAAAGAACACGATGCGATTGATAACCTTTTCCGTTCCTCGATTGATCGACAAGAGTTGCGAAACAAGCCGCCAGTGGCTACAAATCGTCCTGAATTGGTCAATGAGGACATTGTCATTCCAGGCAACGTCATTTACATGGGCGAAGGTGAGAAAGTCGTCACACAAACCCTCATGGGTCTTGAAACCGGCACTGATCCAGCAACGGGAAATCTCATCAATACTCTTACGAACAACGCTAATGATAGCTCTTTGAATCCTCAGCAGATGGGCGCAAGTGGTGTTGGAACGGATACGGCTACAGAGTCCTCAATCATGGCGCAAAATGCGGAGATCATGAAAGGACTGCTGTCCACCATGCTCGGGTTCATGATTCGCGATTGGACAAAACTCCGTTGTCAAACGATTTTATGGCAACTCTCGCATGACTTGGATCTCCGAAAGATCACGATGAATGACCGGATTTTACAGAGTGGGAAGATTGGGAAACGTATTTATCTCTTGGAGAGGGGTTTGTCTCTTCGTTCCCCTGAGGAAAAGGCCGCAATGGAAGAGATGATGTTTAAGGTCAATAAACAGTCTAATGGCAAAAAAGAAGTCGTGGCAATTGATCCTGACGTGGTGACGAATTTAGAGCTTTTTGTGCGCATTGACGCTGAACCGAAGCCACGACGCACAGACGCCTTTATGAAGGCCATGGCAGCTGAGGATTGGCAGTTCTACTCCGCTCGACCGGATGTCTTCAACGTTTCTGCTGCAGCTATTGACTTCGTGCAATCTCGTGGTGGTGATCCGGATAAGTTGGTCCTTCAAAAGCAAGGTGGTGAACAGCCGAATCCAGCAGTTGCGGGTGCACTCCCCGAAGGCCAGACGGGTCCAGGTACGCCAGACGGACAACCTTCAATTAGCGGACAGATGACCGGAAGCCTCAAGAAGGTAATGGCCGCCTCCCCTACTTTATGATTACAAGTGGATTAAATC